TCGCCCACTGGATGCGCAGCATGGGCTACGCCACCGGGCACGGCGACACGACAGAGGATCTGCTGGGCGAACTCCGCGCGCAGATTGCCGAGGGGCTGAAGATTGAGATGCTGACGGAGCGTGAGGCGTGTGCGAAATATGTTGAGCAATGCTCTTTGCCTGACAGCTATAGCGAGGCGTGCCTGCCTGACATAGCAAACGAACTTCGCGCAAGGGGGAACAAATGACCCAAGAAGACATCATTCGCATGGCGAGAGAGGCTGGGTTTGAAGTCGGCGAAAGAGAACACGGCCAAAGCGTTTTCAATCCATACACAGTAGACGAATGTTGCATAAACGCTGAACTTGAACGCTTCTTCCGGCTGGCCTACGAGGCCGGTGCCGCAGCAGAACGCGCTGCCTGCGCCGACATCTGCGACCAGCACGCCAGCATTGAAGGCATCGCGCAGCGGTGCGCAGCAGAAATCAGAGCAAGGGGGAACAAATGACCTGCCCGTACTGTGAAATCCACAAGCTCAGCGCCGCCATGTGGAGAAACAAGGCGTATGAACTCGGCGGTACACCGCTGCCTTGGGACGCGGACAAGAAGATCGAGGAGGCGGTAAACGCAGAACGTAAGCGACTCGCTGACACCCTGCATCGCCAAGCCGACATCATGTCTGACCACTTCGAGGTGAGATGGCTGATGGAGTTGGCAACGGCACTCCGAAGGAGTGCCAAATGAGACGCCGCATTCGCAGGATCAAAGACCGCCTGTACCCCTGGTACATCTACGCCGCAAGACAGCGCAGGAGGTGGGAAGCCGTGCGGGCTACTCAGGTGCGGTTCAGCAAAGCGATACGCGAAGCGTATGCCAAGGCGCGGCTGGAATGGCGGGGTTGACATGAACGACAGAGAACTACTGGAACTCGCTGCGAAGGCGGCGGGGATTGAACTGAAGTGGCACCACTCGCACAACGACGCCTACGCTCGCCGCAATGGGGAGTATTGGGCAGTTTGGAACCCCCTCACCAACGATGGCGATGCGCTGCGGTTGGCGGTAGTGCTGCAAATGGAGTTGAAGGTATACGAGGTATCGGCCCACGCAGCCTCCGCAATAGGTGGGTGTTCTGTCTGTACCAGCGAGAAGGGCGATCCCTACGCCGCCACCCGCCGCGCCATCGTTAGGGCTGCGGCTGAGATCGGGAGGAACATGACATGAACGGACCATTCGCCATCAAGATAAAGATCGACAACTGCTTCCGGCTCGCCAAGGAGTGCGGGTTCGAGCTGCGAGAGGCTGGCAACCACTTCGTCGCCGGGGAAATCTATCTGTACGCTGCACCTGACAACACGGTGTTTGCAAAGGACGTGTGCCTTGAACGCTTCCCGTCTTGGGAGATCGCAGAGGCTTTCTTCGCGGGCTACCTAAAGTCGGATTTGGCGCACCGGGTCGGAAGGAACATGCCATGAACTACCTACCCAATGATGTGGCCCGTTGCGCCGGGGCACACAAGCCCGAATGCGAGGACTGCCTGAGAAATATCAAGGTCAGCCCGCTGCATCCTGACGCAGTCCGCTCTGTTTGGATCGGCTCGTGGGTACTTGACAAACCCTGTATTTCCAAGCTGACCAAGGAAACAACCAATGGCCCTAAACACACACCTCAGTAACACCACAGCCTACGCGGCGGTGGTCGAGGCCCTGGTCCGCACGGGCGGCACGCCGAAAGAGCTTCACGAGATCTCGGGGCTGGCGGCCAACACCACACGAAAATTTCTCCGTGCCCTTCGTAACCGGGGGCTGGTGCGCGTGGCGCTGTGGCGCCAGGACGGTCTGGGCCGCTACACAATCGCTGTCTGGGGGTGGGGCAGTGCACCTGATGCCAAGCGCCCGCCGAGGATGACTCCGACCCAACGGTCCGCAAGACAGAGGATGAAGAAACGTGAGATGTCCGCATTGCAACAAGGACGGGAAGTCCACGGTACTGGAAAGCCGCCCACTGGACGGGCAGGTCTGGCGCAGGCGCATGTGCCCTAAGTGCCTCAAGTCGTTCGTCTCCTGCGAGACGGCGGAACCCGGCATGACCATGCCGACACTGACGCAGTCAAGGCACCGATTGAAAGATCGCAAGATCAAACCAGAGCAACATAACCTTAGATGGGGAAGTAAATGAGCGCGAACAACATCGGCCCAGGTCACTACAAAGACAAGCCCATGCAGCCGTGGGACTACATCATCGCCAACAACCTCAACTACCTTGAGGGGAACGTCGTCAAGTATGTCTCTCGGTGGAGACAGAAGGGCGGTGTGGAAGACCTGCGTAAGGCAAAGCACTACCTTGAGAAGCTGATCGAGGTAGAGACGGAGACACCCAAATCCGATTCAACTTTGCAATCCCAACGAACAACATGGGAAGCACGTCTCAAGGGGGCGAAGTGAGCACTCCGGAATCCAAGGTCAAGGCCCGATGCGTTGACATCATCAAGAAGTACAAGGCGTACTACTTCTTCCCAGCGCAGAACGGCTACGGACGTGCGGGCGTGCCCGACATCATCGTGTGCTTCAGGGGCATGTTCCTTGGCGTCGAGTGCAAGGCAGGGTTCAACAAACCAACTGCATTACAAGAGCGTGAGATGGCTGAAATCCAGAAGGCCGGGGGTAGCGCAATGGTGGTCAGGGAGGATACAATCGAACTTCTGGAACAGTGGTTCTTGGAGCGGAAGTAATGGAGATCCTCACGATTGACTTTGAAACGTATTACGACAAGGAGTACAGTCTAAGCAAGCTGACAACTGAAGAATATGTGCGTGATCCACGATTCGAGGTCATCATGGTCGGCATACGCTGGCCGGATGGCAGGCTCGACTTCATCGAGGGCACGCACCTTGAGATCAAGCACCAGTTCGACGAGATCGAGTGGGGACGCTACGCGGTCCTGTGCCACAACACCCTGTTCGACGGTGCGATCCTGGCTTGGCGTTTCGGGGTGAACCCGGCTGCGTGGCTGGACACCCTGTCCATGGGCCGCGCCATGTTCGGATCGAGGAACAACTCTCTCGCTTCCCTGGCGAAACGCTACGGGTTGGACGACAAGGGCACGTTTGTGCAGAACGCCATGGGGATGAGGAGGAAAGACTTCAGCCCTTCAGAGTTCCAGCAGTACGTTGCCTACTGCCTCAAGGACGTGGAGTTGTGCTACGACCTGTGGCATCTCATGTCCAACGGGTGGTACGACCCGAGCGACGGGGACAACCGTGGCGTGTTCCCAATGCAGGAACTCAAGCTCATCGACCTGCACATCCGTATGTTCACAGAGCCCATGCTGCGACTGAATCTGAACAAGCTCGAAGGTCATCTCGAAGAAGTTGTGGCACATAAGGCTGTGCTCATGGAGCGGGTCACGGTGGACAAGTCCGAACTCATGTCCAACCAACGCTTCGCGGTTTTGCTGGAGACCCTGGGCGTCGATGTGCCTATGAAGATCAGCCCGACCACGGGCAAGAGTACGTTCGCGTTTGCCAAGACCGACGTGGGCATGAAGGCCCTGCTGGAACACGAGAGCCCCACCGTGCAGGCCCTGGCCGCTGCCCGCCTGGGGGTGAAGAGCACCCTGGAAGAGACCCGCACGCAGCGGTTCATCGACATCGCCAAGCGCGACCCACGGTTCCCCGTGCCGCTGAAGTACGCCTATGCCCGGACCAAGCGCTCGTCGGGTGGTGACGGGATCAACCTGCAGAACCTGCCGTCCCGGGGCAACGTGGGGCTCAAGGAGTGCATCGAGGCACCGCCCGGGTGGGTCATCATCAACTGCGACTCGTCCAACATCGAGGCCCGCATGCTGGCATGGTGGGCTGGGCAAGACGATCTGGTGCAAGACTTCGCCAACGGTGTGGACGTGTACTGCAAGCTGGCGACGACGATCTTCGGCAGGCAGATTACCAAGGCGGATCAGCAAGAACGTTTTGTAGGTAAGACTGTAGTCCTCGGCTGCGGCTATCAGACCGGGGCAGGGAAGCTGCAGGTAACGCTCAAGGCAGCGAAGCCCTCAGTGGACATGCCTGCGGACGAGTGCGAGCGGATCATCAAGACCTACCGTGACAGCGTGCCAAAGATCGTGGGCCTTTGGAACCAAGGAGAACGTTCCATCCAAGCTATGTACGACAATAACAGTATGTGGTTTGGACGTGAAGGCGTAGTCAGGATAGAAGGTAAGTATGGTGTCCGCTTACCCAGCGGGCTGTACATCAGCTATCCGCAGCTTTACCGTGCTTTCAACTCTAAGTTAAGTCGTTGGGGCTACAAAGACGACACTGGTCTAGTGGATATCTACGGTGGCAAGCTGGTGGAAAACGTGTGCCAAGCACTTGCCCGGATCATCGTGATGTATCAGATGTTACGGATTGCACGTAAACTACCGACCAAGCTCACCGTTCACGACAGCGTCGTTGCCCTGGCCCGAGAAGAAGAAGTCGAGGCCGCTCGGGCTTACGTCGAGGAGTGCATGCGGTGGGTGCCTGACTGGGCCAAAGGCTGTCCGATCAACTGCGAATCCGGCATAGGCCGGAACTACGGGGAAGCATGAACGAGAACCTCAACGACTACGCTATGCCGCTCATCACCATCGAGCGGCTCATCAAACAGATCCATGACCTGTGCCTTGAGCACCGGTACGCTGAAGCGAGCGAAGCGGCCTTGCATCTTGGCGTGGAAGTGCGTATCCTTCAGGGTGTACTTGCCATCATGGAGAACGGGCCTTCGGCCCGTCCGCGCTCGTCATGACATTGCCCGGACCCTGGTCCTACTCGTCCCTCAAGTCCTTCAAGACTTGTCCAAAAAAGTTCTACGAGATCAAGGTAGCGAAGAACTTCAAGGAGCCCGAACATACTGAGGCTACGTTGTACGGAAAGAACTTCCACACAGCGGCAGAGAACTTCATGCGGGATGGTGTCGAGCTACCACCAGAGTTCAGCTTCACGAAGCCACACCTAAGCGCTCTTCGTTCGCTGCCTGGGACGAAGTACTGCGAGTACGAGATGGGGTTGACCAAGGAACTCAGCCCCTGCGGATTCAAGGACAGCACGGTGTGGTGCCGGGGTATCGCGGACCTGCTCATCGTCAATGAAGAGAAGGGCATCGCCCGGGTGGTGGACTACAAGACCAGCAAGTCCACGAAGTACGCTGACACAGCGCAGCTTGAGTTGATGGCACTGATGATCTTCAAGCACTTCCCGTTCGTCCGCAAGGTGCGGGCGGGGCTGCTGTTCGTCGTTGCCAACAACTTCAAGCCAGCGGACTACGAAGCCGCGCAAGAGAAGCTCTACTGGAGACAGTGGATGGAGGACGTGCGCCGCCTGGAGGTTGCGCACAACCTGGGGGTGTGGAACCCTAGCCCGTCAGGGCTGTGTAAGCGGCACTGCGCGGTCACTACGTGTGCACATTGGGGTGCCGGAAACGGAGGTTACTAATGGAAGTAATCGACATGACAGGGCGCACAATAGGGATGTGGTACGTGATCGGTAGAGACGAAGCTAAAGTACAACGTGCGTACTGGGTATGCAGGTGTACAGAATGCGGCGTGGAGCAATCTGTATCAGGTACTGTATTGAGAATGGGTGAGCGTAAAGGAGGGTGCAGGTCATGTCGCCGTTCTGGCTACGCGAGCAAACACCCCGTAGAGTACCGGATATGGTGTGGCATAAAAACCCGAGTGTTTAACCCGAATAGGGAAAAATCTGCGTTTTACAATTCTATTGGTATGTACGAACCTTGGGTAAAAGACTTCAGACTGTTTTTTGAAGCAGTAGGAGCGCGCCCAAGCAGTAAGCATTCAATTGACCGTATTGACAACAGTCGTGGGTATTTCCCCGACAATGTTCGGTGGGCTACCCCCAAAGAGCAAGCAAGGAATACTTCGCGCAACCTAGAAGTCAAAGGCGTGTGTTTGATTGACTACGCTAAACAGGTTGGTGTGCCATATAACACGTTACGCGATAGATTTCATAGAAGTAACACAGCGCAGCAAACACCTAGCAACGTGAATAAGTGAGGTTGACATGCCCTACAAGGACATGAAGGACAGAGACCACAAGAAGGAGTACGCGGACTTCCTCGCCAACGGTGGCAGGGCCAAGCAGTCCGAACGGCAGCGTGCTCGCAGAGCCTGGGACAAAGAGAACGGTAGGGATTCACGCAGGGGCAAGGCCCTCGACCATGTGACTCCTATCAAGGATGGCGGCAAGAGCAAGCCCGGGAACGTGCGGCTCAAGTCGTTCAGTGCGAACAGCGCACGGAATTTCAAAGGCCCAAACTCGGGCAAGTAACCCCGCCCCGGGGATCGGGGCAAACGCTAGCTCAACGGACTTTGTCCCTTGGGCTGGATGTCTTTTTGGAGTGGAGAATGCAACAGAATCATGTAATGGTAGACATCGAGACCTTGGGCGCCCGCCCGGGGGACATCATCCTCAGCATCGGTGCTGTGAAATTCAGCGCTGAGAAAGGTCTGGGGGAAGAGTTCTACGTCACCATCGACCCGGAATCGTGCAAGGCTGCTGGGCTGCGTGCACAGAAGAGCACCCTGGAGTGGTGGGGCAAGCAGTCTGACGAAGCTCGGCGGGCTGCGTTCAAGGGGGAGTTCTCGCTCGAAGTAGCACTCACCAAGTTCACCATGTGGATGCCCCCGCTGGACACGGCTATTGTCTGGGGTAACGGTGCGAACTTCGACAATGCACTGATAACCGCTGCCTACCGTGCTGTTAAGCATGATGTGCCCTGGCACTTCTGGAATGATCGCTGCTACCGGACGATTTCCGCGATGTTCATGAAGACCAGGGTGGGACGTGTGGGTACTGGACACGTCGCGCTGGACGATGCCAAGACGCAAGCTCTGCGGCTGCTGCAGATGGTGGAAGACCACAAGTTCGCGCTCAAGTGAGAAACATATGTATAAAAGTACCGCTAGGAGTGAGCAGTTTTATAACCGTGAGGGCTCGTTCTCTACACGACCCTCAGTACGTGGGGTGAACCTGCTGGGTTGGGAACTCCCCGAAGAACTCACCGACGAGCAGAAGATAGAGTGCCTGCGGTCGCGGCTTATTTATCTGCGTTCCTTTCTTGAAGATGGTTTGTTGACTAAGGAACAGCGTAGGATCGTAGGGCAAGAGATAAACCAACGTAATTCAGAACTCAGCATCCTCAAGCCGAGGAAACAGATGCGTGGTCTACCAAACATAATTGTTGATGTGGTCAAAGAAAGACTGTCAAAACAAGAATGGAAGGTCATCATCACGGAAGCTATAAGGCGTTGGGATGCGAAGCACGGGACGCCAGACCATGCAGATCATTGAAAACAAAGCGCTTCTGCTTCGGCTGCGCAACCCCGAGCGGGTTCTAGCCACCATACCGAAGGCGAAAGTTGTCGCCCAAAGCTCTGGGACTTCTGACGTCTTGGTGTGGTGGGGGCTGGACGAAGCGCGGGTGCTGCGCAATCTGGGTGTGAAGAATGTGCCATCGCCCATCCTGGGCCGCTACAAGTGGCCTGGGGTGTTCAAGCCGTTCCAGCACCAGAAGACGACCGCAGCGTTCATGACACTGCACAAGCGGGCGTATTGCTTCAATGACCCGGGCACGGGCAAGACCGCTTCGTTCGCCTGGGCTGCGGACTACCTTCTTGAACGCAAGTTTGTACGAAGGGTACTGGTCATCTGCCCGCTGTCCATCATGGCCCCGGCATGGCAGGCGGACTTGTTCAAGACGCTGATGCACCGCAGGGTGGACGTGGCCTACGGTGACCGCAAGAAGCGGGCCAAGATCATCGCTTCAGACGCTGAGTTTGTGGTGATTAACTTCGACGGTGTGGAGACGGTCCTCAACGAACTCAAAGCCGGGGGGTTTGACCTCATCATCATCGATGAAGCGAACGCGGTGAAGACAGCGACGACCAAGCGCTGGAAGGCCATCAACCAACTCATCACCCCCAATACGTGGCTGTGGATGGCGACCGGTACCCCTGCCTCGCAGGCACCGACCGATGCCTATGGGTTGGCGAAGATGATGGATGACACGTCTGTGCCGAACTA